AGCAACAGGGTGCACAGGACGGTGAGGCAGGTTATCAGCACCCATCTCCACAATCCGAGTGAGAAGGCCAGGCAGTGCAGCGAGCTTGTGGCGACGGCAACCTGGGTGCCGAAGCAGAGCGGGCACGATATCAGCTTCTGCAGGAACGACTCCTGCCTGTCGGCCCAGCTCATTATTGCATTTACTGTGATTTCAAAATTGTGCACGCCCCATACGATCATGTATGAGACTCCTCCGAGTGCAACGGAGGAAAGCAGTACTGTAAATAGTTCATTTAGCATGGTCAGTCCTTGAGCACGCGGGCGACGACGGCTGCCGCAAGCAGTATGCCCACGGCCGTGCAAGGCTCCGTAAACAGCAGGACGATGAAGATAACACCCATCAACGCCACTATGGCTTCGTTCATCCGCAATCCTTGCAGTCGGTGTCTTCCTTGGGCTGTCGCAACGACTTAAGCGCCTCTCGGGATATGGTGGACGGCTCGGGCTTGTCCACCAGGACCTCGTCGTATCCCTTCAGGCCGTTGGCTTTCATGAATTCGTCAGCTGATTCCGATTTAGGGGGATTTGTTGCCATGGGTGACCTCTTCGTTCTGCGGTACCTTCCAGTCGCCGACGTTCTTCACGTAGCGAATGTTCCTGTCCTTGTCTCGTTTTTCCTGCAGCAGCCTGTCGGAGGTGTCCTTGATGCCGTTGCAGATCCACACTCCTGCAGCACAGGCCAGTCCGATGGCCAGCGCCGTGACACTTGCACATAGTAGCGCAAGTTCATATGCTATGTCTAGAAACTTCGCGAAAAGTTCCCTGACCCCGTCCGATCCTTGTTTAGACGCCATGAATAACTCCAAGAAAATTGAAGAAGAAAAGCCGAAGCTGAATTTGGACGGCATGGTGCCCAAGTGGGTCGTGGACATGTCGAAGGACATGCACTCCCTTGCCGACATAGAGAAGATAGACGACATGGTGTTCACCATGCCTCCGGCCAAATTGAAGGAAATGCACTCCCGGCTGGACATTGGAGGCTTCGCAAAGTTCATGGAGCGGCAGCTTGAGGCAAGCAAGTCGTCCCCGATACGGCTGACCTCGATGCTCAGGATAAACGGAAAGCCGTTCACCCTGTCCAAGCACAGGTTCTTCGAGCCGCTGTTCTATCCCGACCTGCCCGACCGCACCCTGCTGGTGTGCGCAAGACAGGTGGGCAAGTCGACGCACACGGCGGCACAGGGAGTGCTGCAGGCGGCGGCAATCAACCGGTTCAAGGTGCTCTTCATGGCACCTCAGTTCGAGCAGATACGAAGGTTCTCCCACCAGTATGTGCGTCAATTCGTCAAGGAGTCCTACCTGACGCCGATGCTGCTGGACGACAACTGCATCGACTCCGTCCTGCACAAGACCTTCAAGAACGGATCCGAGATCTGGTTCTCCTTTGCGCTGCTGTCGGTGGACCGCATCCGCGGCCTTGCCGTCGACGGCATACGTATCGACGAGGTGCAGGACCTTAACCCGGAGTTCCTGGACATCGTCAGGGAGTGCATGTCGGCATCTGAAAAACGCTCGGAGATGTATGCCGGCACGAGCAAGACCATCGACAACCTCATCGAGCAGCTGCGCCTGCAGTCGTCCCAGGCAGAATGGTTCATGAAATGCGAGACATGCAATCACTGGAACATACCTACCGTCGAAGGGTCAGGGCCCGGGCTGGGCGTGATGGACATGATCCAGCCGGACGGAATGTGCTGCGCAAAGTGCAAGCGGCTGATAAACCCCGAAAAAGGCCAGTGGGTCCACAAGTTTGCGGACAAGGTTACGCTGTTCCCAAGCTATCATGTGCCCCAGGTGATAGCCCCTGTCCACTATGGCAATCAGAAGAACTGGCGGCAGCTGCTGCTCAAGCGGCAGCTCATGCCGACGGCGACGTTCATAAACGAAGTGCTGGGCGAGGCTTGCGACGAAGGCCAGAGGCTGGTGAGCCGCACTGAACTTGAGGCCGTATGCGTGCTGCCTGCCAACTCCAGGGACAGGGTTGCCGACGTAAACCGCTACACCGACCGCATCCTTGGAGTCGACTGGGGCGGCAAGGGATCGAAGTTCCAGTCGCTTACAGCAGCCGCCGTGGCATGCTATGCGCCAGGCACCAACAAGGTAGACGTCATATTCGGCCATCTGTTCCAGGCCATGATGGATCCGGTCATCGAGACCAAGGAGGTCGTCAAGATAGCCAACGACTTCCAGTGCACCAGCATCGCCCACGACGTCGCAGTCGCCGGAGAACTGCGCCTGAGCATCATGCGTGACCTGGGCGTGCCTGACGATCGGCTGGTGAACTGCCGCTATGCCGGCACTATGGCCATGAAGTCCATGGTGCAGTTCGTGCCTCCTACCGACACGAACCCGAACAGCTACTACAACATGGACAAGTCCAAGATCATCACTGCCATATGCCTCGGCATAAAGAACAGGAACATACGGTTCCCTCAGTTCGACAGCCTGGCGGATGCGGCAGGAGACAACATGATCATGCACTTCCTGTCGGTCTACGAGGAGACCTCGGAAAGCATCTTCGGCGGAGAGAAGCGCTTCATCAAGCGCAATCCCGGAATGCCCGACGACTTCCTGCACGCGGTCTGCTTTGCCGTCATATCCATGTGGCGCAGGTATCCCGAGCTGGTTCCCAACCTGGTGGAGGAGGTTGTGTCCGACGCCGAGCCGGCATCGTTCTCGAACCCCACCACGTACTACTTCGACCCGCTCGACTGATAGCTAAGCGTAAGTTTCAAAACAGATCTACACGGACCTCCGCAAAGGACAACCATTCAGTAGATGCATGAATCTGGAATCCGGAGGGTCCGGTCCTTGAGTCGATGTAAATACTGAATGGTGCCTTTGCGGTCATTGGTGTGGTTGCGATAGCAAAATGCCATCAAGTTATTTTAACCAGAAACAACCTGATTTTTACCAGGCATTTCCAGACCCTGAATTGCTATTCAGGGCATATGTATATTAACACACTAGCGTACCTGCATCATGCGGGTCATAGCCGCCCGGCGCAATGACCGCATCCGCTTTATCTTGTCCACCATCGAGTTCCATATGGGCTTGTCGAAGACCAGCACGACGTTGCCTTCGATGAGGGTCTCCTGCACACCGAGCTTTGCCAGCTGCAGCAGCGCCGATGTCCAAGGCACCATAGGTATGTCGTTGGACCGCATGGCGCTGAGCATCTGAGTCACGTTGACGGTAACCTGGTCCTTTATGGGGTTCTTTATGACCACCATGTTCTTCTTGAACTTGTCCGCGGTGAATGTCTTGAACACCCCGGCCTCCACGCCCTCCTGGAGCAGGTTCATGAAGTGCGCGGCATGTGACCTGCAGTTTATGTTGCCTTGCTCGGTGACGAACCCCTTGGCTGCCTGCATCGCGCTCTCCTCCACTCCCAGCGAAGAGGCGAGGTACTTCAGGTTGTCCAGGAATCCATGTGCCGACGTAGGCCGCATGGTGAGCATGTACTGAAGCATGAACGGGAAGAGCTGCTCACTCTTGAGCAGGCCGGTGGGCTCGCCCTGCATGGGAGCCTCGGCCCGAATGAAATGCCAGTCCTTGTCCTTGCCCATAGCCGCCCCAACCAAAGGCGGCACCAGCACCAGGCTGTTGTTGGCCTGGCCCTCAAGCCACTGCGCCAGCAGCCGGCCGTTGGACCTAAGTCCGTCTATGGCCACGGGAACATGGTGGACCCCTGCTTCAAGGGATGCCAGCTCCACGTCGACCTTGTGCTTCAGGGGTATGTCGGACAGCCCCAGATCCATTCGCAGCAGGTCGAATATGTACTCGGCTATAGACCCCTTGCCTCCTATGAGCAGGACGTTGGTGCGGGGCTTGAAGTCTATGATGTTGTATATACTGGATATGATGGCTGCCATCGTGGCGAAGTAGACGGAAGTCTCGCACGAGTACGAGAAGATGCGGCTCAGCTTTGCCAGCGAGTCGCCTTCACGCATCTCTATGGACATGCAGGGGTTCTCCCCGTCCTCGGAGATGACGAACGGCACGCCTACCCTGATCTGCTCGGCCGACACGGAGATCCTCGGCAGGTTGAACCTGTTGGTGTCCTTGTCGTAGCCGACATGGTCCTGGGCGATGTGGACCTCCGGCGGATGCAGGCGAATCGATATATCCAGAAACTTCTTCTTTATGGAATCCGCCAGATAAGGCTGCTTGGCTACTCCAGCGGAAGCAAGCAGGACGGAGAGTATGTCCTTTGGGTCTCGTTCCAGGTCGTCTTCGTTTGCCTGGAAGCCGTAGCTCTTGCCCTCATATATAATATTTCCAAACAAATAGGCTTCGCCGGATGTCTTTATGCGGCAGATATGGCCTATCTTGATTATGACGTCGCTCACCATCTCGTCCGGAGTTTCCCGCGAGCCCTGAGTCCACAGCCTGCCGTCTTTTTCAAAGATTACCTTCTTATCTATGATTATCGGAGCATTGACCACGCTCTGCTTGAGCAGCTCCTCCATGTCCTTCTTCATGTCAGCCGGGCATGCGGATAGAATTACATTCTTTTGAAACTCAGACAAGCTGAGGCTGTCAGCCAAGGCCTTGGCCTTGCCTAGGCTGATGCTGAGCAATTCGTTTGCCAGGAACTCCACAGGTTCTTGCTGTGGCAGGTTTTGCAGCTCGGCATGAATACTGGGAATTAAGTTATTTTCCCAGAGTTTCGATACTTTTTCTTTAGGATTCCAGACATAAGGCGTGTCCTCGGAGACCACCTTGAACCCTCGGGACGTAATGCAGGCCTTGAGCAGAGCGGTATCAGGATCGTCAGTCCAGACCACGGCATTGTTGGGCAGGGCGATTGGGTCAAATACCCCAACATGAGACTTAGCTACGACGGATAGTTTTTCGTAGTTTTCGATTGCACACTTATGCTTGATTCTTGCCACCTGCAGCGGATGAGGGACGACATAGGTGTCGGGTAGGTTTAGGTTGGCAGCGTCGACAAGGCCAAAATAACCGCAAGCATGGTCAGGCATTGTGTTTAAATACGAAAGCATATCCTTCTGGCCTATGAATCCGTACCCAACCACGAATCCAGGCTTCATGTAGAACGGCAGCACCAGCACCGAATCTACGGCCTTTGGAATATTTGGCACCTTTTCCTGCAGCAGCTCCTCGATCTCGTACTTGCTGTCAAACCCTATGCAGTTTCTTAGCCCTTTGTTGAACACGTGCTGGCTGGTCCACAGATTGAGCTCGTTCAATCTGGCTACAGCCCTGGCATTCGCAACAGGGTACATGTTTGCCTGTGCTCGTTCCCATATCTTTAAAATTCTTTCGTAATAGACTTCTGAGAAATTCGAGTAGAGCGCTATGTCGTTTGCCTCGACGTGCTTGACCTTGAGCTCGTCCTTGAGGGTAAGCAGTACTTCCTCGGGATTTGCGATTTTGTAGGCCTGGCCGTATAGTCTTATTGCGTCGCATGACAACTTGCATCTATCGCAGTACATCCAGGCCTCGAACGGAGCCAGTCCGCTGACCAGCATCGATTCAGTCTTGCACCGGATACACTTGCAAAAAGTCCCAGGCTTCGCAGGCTCCAGACCCAAAAGTCGAAGAATTTTAGTATAATGAAACCCCGCAAAGAACTCTTCTGAAGGAACTTCCTCTATGAGTCGTTGGATAGACATTGCAGATGACGTCTCTAAAAAGTTTTACCACACGTTTACCGGCAAGGTAAACATGCCTGAATACGTGAAGTCGGCCGGTGTTCCGACTTCAGAAGAGATGCAGGGCCTCAGCTCCTCTGCGTTTGCAGACCCCATTGGCAGAAAGTTTGCAGTAAATACCAAGTCCAATTGCTGGTGCTCCGCTCTGTACTTCTACGGAAACCAGTGTAACGGTTCCGAATCCAGCAAACAAGCCGAAACCAAACTGCTTCAGGCTGCCCGGATCTGGGGCATTGCCTCCGACATCGAACAGGTAAAGCAGGCATTCCAGGTTACCGAAGTCCCTGTAACCTACGCCATCAGCTTCCAGTTCAATAACAAACAAATAAATCGCTGCCCGGACCACACCAAGCAGGCGGCTACTCATAGCGCCGAGTGGCTGTACCAGAACCGCTACCACTTCCCGGTGGCTGTGCAGCAGGCGGCAGCTGCCAAGCTTGCAGCCAAGGCTGATCTGGCAAAGCTCTCATCCAAGACTGCCAACTACCTTGACCGGCTGGCCAATCCCGAGCACTACTCCAACCTCAACTGCAAGGTGGCGACTGCCATCACCGATCGGCTTTCCCGAATTCCGATGGGCAAGTGGGGAGAGCTTGAAGACTCGCTGCTCAAGGTGGCCGAGGCCATCAATGCAGCCCCCTTTGAGATCTGCAAGAGCGCAGAGGTACTGGTGAGCGCCATCGAAGCCGTAGACGTAAAGCACAACATGCAGTCCAAGTGGGGCTCGGGCTTCATGCATCCCGTCGACGTTTGCTATCGCGCCAACCTAACCAAGGTTGCAGCAGCGGTTGATTCGACTGTCTACCTCACCACAGGCACTCCGATCGACATCACGAACATCTCGGACTCGCAGCTTGCCCACGGACTCAAGATCGCAGGAGATGAGTTCCTTTCATACTGCCAGCCCGACGGACTCAACGTAGACAGGGCCAAGGCAGCCGAGATACTTCCCACGCTGCCAAAGCCGGAAGCACGCAGGTTCGAGACTGCAGTGAAGAAGGCCGGCTACAGCCCTGAATCGGCCTACGACCTTGTCGATCGGCTTTTTAAGGAGGCGCAGATGGACATGGGCTATGGAATGCCAATGCCTGCCCAGCCGATGTCAGACACCGAGATGCTGCCAGGTGAAGACGATGCCGCTTTCGAGGCACGCATGAACGACAAAAAGGAACAGGCCAAGCTGGACGGGCTGGATGCCCAGGCTGGCCTTGCTGCATGCAAGGCACGGCAGGCGCGGCAACAGTACGAACAAGGTACGATTAACCAACAGATGAGTCAAGCTCAAGGAGAAATGTAATGATTGACGCGGACTTTACTGAAGAACCAAAAAAAGAAGTGAATTACAAGGATCGGGCCTTGCGAGGCGCACTTATTGGCGCGTTACTAGGTGGTGGCTTAGGCGGCAGCATAGGTCTGGGTAAAGGCGTGGAGATCGGCTCCACGCTAGACTCTAAAGATTTTGAAGACCGATTCCCATCACCCGAGTATCCATATTATAGGGATTATGTTGATTCGGGAAGAAGCCGTGAGGAGTACAACGCCGACATGGCTAAGTATGAAGCTCTAACGGAGCAGCATTGGAAAGATCGGGCTGAGCACCACGGGCACACCAAGGGGCTAATCGGCGGAGGCCTTGGAGCTCTGCTTGGTGCAGGGCTTGGTGCTGGTGTTGGCGCTGGAGCAGGAGCCTTGCAAAATATGTTCACCGGGTATGCCAACGAAGACCTGATTACTCAATCTGAGCCGAACACAGCCCGTAAGGCTTTATTGATGGGTCTGCTCGGTGCAGCTAGTGCTGGAACGCTGGGTGCTGCAACACGAGGGTTAGAGGGCGGACTCATCGGAGGTGGATTAGGCGCAGGTGCCGGAGCCTTGGCTGCCGTCATGAATGACTACCTCAACAGAGATTTCTACGGACCGGAGAAAAAGTCCGCAGCTATTAACAAGGAAACAAACAGGAACAATCAGTTTCAAAAACAAGCTTTAATCGGCACGCTATCAAGTGCGCTCGTACACGGCGCTGCAGCAGACGACAACGAACCTATCCTGCGAGAGCTCTTGCGCGGAGGTGCAAAGGGCTTCGGTGCAGATCTGGGAATGCTGGCAGGAGCTGTGGGCGGTGCCGGGCTAGGAGCAGGTATCGCTAATAGAACAGGAGGGGACGACCCTGATAACATTGCGGGCGGAATTGGCTTGGGAGGATTGGTAGGTGTACCTGCCGGCGGAATACTGGGCTATATCCTCGCAGATAAGCTCATCGACAATATCGGTAAAAAACAACAGAAAACAGCAGGCGTTTTATCCGCCTATAGCCATATTAAGACAGCAAACAACATTAAACAAATGTTGAGAAAGCAAGCAATGGTCAAGTCGGCCGTCGACATCGAGGCTGCACCTGAGGTAGCGAAGACATTACAAACCAAATTACCGGCAGCGCTCGATAAAAACTACGTGCTAAATGATGCTTTAATTGGAGGCGGCGTAGGTGCCCTTGGAGGCGGCTTAGCTGGGGCGTTGAAAGAATACCTGTCAGACAAGGCCGAAAAGGAATATCTAAAGAACATACTTGGCGGCGGAGCAATCGGCCTTGGCTTAGGAGGTATAGCTGGTGCAGGCTACGGAGCAGCTACAGGCGATAGAAGGGCGAAGGATAACGTACGCAATCTGTATGATATCGCCACTAAAAAGCTATTTAGCGCTCCAATCGGAACCGCTAGGGGTCCCGCAGGCCTAATGGTCTTCGACGACATGTTGGACCACGGTGCGCGCGGACTTATAATGTCGAGGCTAGAATCTCAGCTGCAACAATCGGACTGGAGAGATCAGATTAGAAAAGACTTTACTAGTAACGAGTAACGGCTAAACAACTTCTTATGCCAATCAAGAGCATACAGGCTAAGCAAGCATATGAGCAGTTGTGGACCAGCCGAGACACCCTCGGCACCACGCTGCTCGTGCTTGTCATAGACTCGTTCGGCCAGGAGATCTTTGACATGGATCCCGAGGCCTTTAGACAGGAACTGCAGGAATCGTTCGGAGTACAGGACATACCTGTGCTCAACACGGACAAGGTGTGGGCCTTGTGGAATGCACTTACCACGGACCTGGTGCACACCGATGTCCCTACCTTCATAAATGCCGCAAATGTCCTCAACGGCACCATGCTCAGCTACGACATATTCGATCCAGCGGATGTGTACGAGTGCGCATGGACAATCACCGAACTTACTCTCCTTGACGGCGACACGCCAAATAGGCTGAGCCCGGAGGTGCGCAGGTACATTGGTGAGATCTGCAAGGAGCAGGGGCTGTACCGACCTCCCGTCGTATTGTCGAATGTGGCCGACTTCGGCTCAGGCGACTACTATGCCCGGGTCGAGGAAAACGTAGTGGATACGACCGAGCTGCAGGTCATGAACAACTCGCAACAGGATTTTGCTGCGGATATAATGGGTTATGTCAGCAGGCAGACCTCCCGGCTAATGACCCAGCTCAACGGAGTACCTTTGATAAACAAGGACTCCAAGACCTGGACTAAGTTCATAAATAACTTTGCAAAAGAAATAGCATGATCAAAATTGCAAACAACATTCACCGACTGCTGGAAAAGCAAGCCGCTGACAAGGAAGACTCCTTGCATGACTGGTTCAGCCGCAAGGGAGCAAAAGGCTCTGAAGGCGGCTGGGTGGATTGCAATTCGCCCGATGGATCAGGCGGCTACAAGACCTGTGGCAGGGAGAAGGGCGAAAGCCGCAGCAAGTACCCGGCCTGCCGGCCTACTGCAGCTGCCTGCAAGGACAAGGGCAAGGGCGACAGCTGGGGCAAGAAGTCCGAAGAGGAAAAGGACAAGGCCGATGACGCCTGCACTCGCAAGGTGAAGGCTAGATACGACGTATGGCCTTCCGCCTATGCGTCTGG